TACTAATGTGTTGTAGTCTGATGCTTGAATTGAACCAAATTGTGCGTAACTCATTTTTTTATCCTTAATTTATTTTAACGAAGGCTTCTACGGCCCCTATTTCATCAGTCAGTTTATTTTCCAATGAACGACCGATTATATTGAATGCAGTAGCCTCACCCTTTTGTGCGACACGTGCCATGCCATTGCCGGCGCTTACTAGACGCTGACCTTTTTTAACCTTACCTATTACTTTTACCTGAACTCGGCCACTAACAGCGATTGGAGGATGAGTTGAATCATCTCCGGCGCCTGCGTTCATCAAGTAACCCGCTGTAGTTGATACAACACCAAATACATCTTCTGATAATTCGTATTGTACTGAAGTAATCTCTTTATCTCCGCCCATTTCAACTACAGTACCTGCATCATATATAGCATCAGCTTCAAAGCGTTCTGCCAAGTCAGCATAAGTTGATTGTAGGCGTGAACCTGTAGTTAGTGTGAAATTACCTGTCATAGTACCTGCAGTTGTATTTGCACCAGTTGTAATATTTGTTGTTGTAACTCTGTCCGGAGCAATATTACCAGTGAACTGGACAACTGAATTTGATCCAGTCAAATAGTCAAACACATTACCATTAGTATAGCTACCGGTTGGGTTAAAGTTTGCACCGTTAGCGTAATAATAATTATCAGTTTTGATACCGTTAACTGCATTGATAACACCGTTAGTAACAATCAATGCGTTTGATGTTGTTCCTGTACCACCTGTGAATGTCCATGTACCTGTAATTGCACCTGCTGTGGCTGCACTACCGGTTGTGATACTTTGAGTGTTTAATGTACCAATATTACCTGTTGTAATTGCGGCATTAGCCATCGTAGCATTTGCAGTAACTGTAGCTAAACGAACTGTAATTGTGTCCCCGACAATAGCATTTTGAATATTTGCATTATTTGCACTAAGGTTACCAGTTACCGATACTGTTCCAAATGTCGTAGTAGATGTTCCTGAACTTGTTGCAAGTGTAACCCAAGCATTTGCGTTTGTTTGATAATTAGTAGGACATACTTTTAGCAAGCTGTTATTAATATCATACCATAATTGACCACGTAGTGGGTTTGCAGGTGGTGTATTTGCCGCATAGTTTTCAATCTGGTGCACAAAGTTTGTGTCTACAGTTTGTCCATATCCTGCAAAATTCCTACCAGGCAAGCCTAAACTTGTGCTAGTAGTATTAATAGTTCCATCAGCAATGGTTGTTAGTACTGTACCATCACTTTTAACAATTGTATATGCCATTTCAAATCACTCCGAGTATTCTTTATTTATCTTAAATTGTGACTAAGTTCGTCAGAGCTTGAATTCTGACGGTATAATCGATTTGTATTTGTCTATTTAAAGACTTTTGGACAGGGTGGAAAATTACGTGTGTCAATAGTCTAGTAATGACATTTCCGTTCTCGTCTGTTCCGTAATTTGCTAATAATCCTAATTCATCAAAGATATAACTAGAATCAGTTTGTGTGCTGTTATCAAACGCATCTTGGCCAGAAGGCTCGCCGTAGTCTAATAAACATTGAACTAAAATGTCAGTATAAACACGACCTGTAGTGTGTGAAACTGTCATTTTGTTACGTGTAGGGTCTAAGTTGAAAACGCTAGTATCATCAACTATTTTAGCGTATGTTTGATTGTACAGAGCCGCATTTTGACCAGTTGTGTTTGGGGGTAGATATGTGATAACACCTGTTTCATCTACGCTTGCACCACCGTTCCCAAACGCCATCTGATAAATTTCGCCATAACCACGACTACTTAATGTGTCAGCAATAGCTTCTGACATGTTCTCATAGTTGATGGCATTATGCTTATCTACGAAAACTTCCCCATTATTGGGATCGTAGACTTTCAAAAAGCCTTCAATTTTGTATGTTAATTGTATTCCTGACATTAGATATCGCCTCGTGTTTCGACCAAAACTTCTTTGGTATTTGGATCAGTTATTTTCAAAAAAGACGAAAAATAGAAACCACCAGACTCGTCCGGCGTTGGGCCGTATTCTTCTGTTAACTGTGGTTTTGTATTATTTTCCTGATTATTCATAGTATTATTTATCATTTATCAGAACTCCGCATTTAAGAAATTTGCAGCCACTGTGTTACTAATCTGCAATGGATCACCCAAAGTAGGATTATAATTATATGAATTCCATGTTAAATTGTAGTTAACTTCAGGTAACAGGTTAGTAGATAGTATTCCGTATACTTTCTCATATGCTGGAATATAGAATCTTTCCCCAGTACCGTTAGTACCACGTTGTAATCCTGTCAATGTATTGTCATCAAAGTTGACTGTTGTGAACTTGATTTGCTCTCCTGCAACATAAATCAGATTACCTAAAATTACAGTAATTGTCAAACTTTGACCTACTGATACACCTGATGTAATTTCTAATACAGGGGCAGTGTCTACAATCTGAACACTATAAGCAGAGCTTGGTAGTGTAGTAGGAGTCGGTGTTGAATTGTTTACTACAATAACTTGACTGATAATTCGCTTATCTACGTCTAACCCAATAGTATAAACACCATTTGCCAATGCAGGAGTTACTTCATTTTGAACCACGTTAGTTGTAATCTTAGATACATCTTCAACATAAATTGTACTGTCAGTATATGACAATGGTTGAGTTAACCAAGTTGTGCTTAATGAAGTTGCACGATATACAGTAGGTATGTGCGATTTATTAACATTATTAATATATGTCAATTCATCTGGGGTAGCAGTAGGTATCATGTGAGTAACAATAACAATGTCTCCTGGAACAATAGTTGTCAATATGCTTAAATTGTTATTAGGATTCAAGTATAATGAACTTGATGGGACAGTATATCCATTGACTGTTACCCAAACTCTATCAACGTTATTTTGTTCCCACATTGTGACACCCATTTCACCTGTATCATCTGCCAATGTAAATTCTACACCTTGATATGTCGCAGATATAGTAATTGTTACGTCTACAGTATCAATAGATTTAACATAGTAACGAGTACCTTCAACGATGTTACCAAACGTACTTCCTGAGAAATATACAGGGGTATCAATAACGATATTGGCAACACTATCCAACTGAATCGTATTATCAGCAGAGAATGTTTCTGTTGCTGTTGCATCAATTATTGTAAACTGTTTGTCTAACCATACATAGCCGCCACCGGACCAGTTTGTTACTCCGGTCACTATTTCATTAGCCTGATAACTCTCAGGTAGATATTCCGATAAGTACAAACCAATTTGATTTTCAGATATTACATGTACATAGTATACATTATTGTTTAATTGAGTTGATCCATTAACACCATCAATGCGTACTATGTCATTTGTTTCTAAATTGTGCGGAACACCTGTTGTGATAGTAGTTGTTGGATTTCCACCAACATAAGCAATCATTGCACCTGATGAACCGTCAACTGCAAATGCAGTACCACCTGGTGTTTCTGAAATAGTAAAATCAGTACTATTAATAACAGTGTTAACCCAGTATACAGTACCATCAGTTAATACACCACCTGCTCCTGGAGTAGCGGTTGCATTTTTAAATATGATAGGTTGGTATATGCCTGGACTTGCTGGAATAAATCCAGACGTACTAGTTGCAGTCAATGTATTAGGTGTAGTAGATGTTGATACATTAGTAACTGCCACTGGTGAAGAAATTGCATTATTAATTGCAGTAATATTAGAAACTCTAGCAGGATTAATAAAACCAAGCATTGCACCTGTCGCAGTTGTTAATGTTAATGGTGCACCGCCCGGTGTCAATGACACGTTGAATGTAGTTGAACTTAATATTTGTGCAATATAATATGTAGTATTAATAGATACCCCACCGATAGGTGAAGTGAATATAATACCAGTGTTGATTTCTAATCCAGTAGTGGTGTCTGAGCCTGACAATGTGAAGTAATCCGGGCCCGGAGAGTAAACGCTAGGTACAGTTTGTGCAACACCTGTCCCTGATCCTGCATTAAGTGCAACAAATATATCTCCAACTGACCATGTGTACGGTGAGCCATCTGAATTAAATCCAGTTGTTCCGGCAACAGCATCCCAATCAGTAGTACCAAGTGAAGTTATTTGATAGGTGTGATTATAACTGCCTATTACTAAAGGATCATAATACTCAAAACTTCCTGCATTTACTGTTGTCGGTGATCCAACACTTTCATCATAGTCAGTTTCATCAAATCCAGGGAAATGTGTAGAAGATCCAATATGTAATGTCACACTTTCTGAACCACTATATGTTCCACCTAATGTTGTATTTAAATATTGACGTTCTGTACTATTGTAAGTAGTGACTGCTAAAATATCGCCTGCAGTTAAACTGAAGGTTAAGTACAATATTTGTGTAGTTAAATCAATAGTATAATCTGAAATTGGTGTCTTACGCAGACCATTAACTTCTACTATTGCATTTTCTGGATTAGTTCCTCCAATATAATTAGTCAATAATAATTGTGTCTCGCCACCAGTTGACAGATAAATCTGTGTAATCGGGATACTATATGAATATTGTATAGGATCTGTTTCTCCAAATACTGCGAAAGTAATAAAATCATCAGTTTGGTTATAATTTTCAGCAAACATTAATTTTGCTGTAGTGCCTACATCTGCTCTGGCAATAGCAAAATCATTCGTAATACAGTTTGCCAAACCAGTAGCATCAGTTAATACAAATGTACTTCCACCTTGTGTAGTAGATATAGTGAATTCATTATCGTCAACTATAGATTTAATATAATATGTAGTGTGCGGTGTTGGGCCACCAAACATATAATCACTAAATACGATTGGATCGTTTACATCCATTGTTAATGCAGTATTAACAACTATTGAATTAGTAGAACTCTTAGTCTGAGTTACTGTACTAGATTCACCTAATACCAACTTATCACCGTTATGTACAACCAATGGGTCAGTCCAAACAATACCTGTTCCTTGTTGAACAATTGTTTGCATAGAACCTGTATCATCCGTTAATTGGTATGTAGGGCCTGCAATACCATCTATTAATGGGGGTAACGATACTGTAATTTTATTAGTTACATAACTAATAGTTTTAATATAGTATGTTTGATCCAATTCAATTCCACCAAATACATCACCTTGGAATCTAATTGGCTCGTTAAGTGTAAACGTAGATACATCATCGCATGTAATAGAATCAATAATTGCTTCTGTGCGGATACATTCTGTTTCAATAGGTTCTGTACCTGGTCTTATTAATCCATTACCGTTAAATTTATTAGCCGAGTAATTACAGTTCAATGGTATTTCAATAAAGCCAGTATTTAGATTATCAATAAAGGGCACTGTCTGTGAATTTGAACGTTGTAATTGATCTCCATTACCCACTTCATACAATTCAATACCTAAATTATGATTTGGAGCTAATGTAGTATTCAATGTGATTGTTTTTAATACCCAATCAATTGTATAATCATATGTGTCGTATAAACGTACACTTAAACCCGTAGAAGGAGTTATATCATATACTGCTATGAATACAGGGTTCTGTACAACATTTAAGAATGAATATTCAAATTGTGGATATGAAGGAACAATTTCAGTTGAAACTACTGTGAATCCAGTGTGACCGTATTCTCCAACTGACCAGTTAGTACCTGGACGAGTTGTTACAATCATAGTTAGATTATCAGTAACTACTCCAGGCACTAATTCTTCTGGACCGTAGCCTTCATCAAATGCCGGGCCCTGAACATTATATACAGCAGGTTCTTGTATAAAAATACTTGAAAGTTCCCAAGTTTTATTAATACCTGAATCTATACTAGTTAATATAACATTGTTGTTGCCAACAATTAAATACTTTCCTGCATCATCTGATGTAATTCCATTTAAGTTTTCTGTAGTACCTGACGTATCTATATTCCATGTAACTGCGTCTGTACTTGTTAATATAGTACCGGCTGCACCTACTACAATGTAAGTGCTATCCACGTAAAGTACATCTAATAGATTTTCACTAACTCCTGACGTTTGCTCAGTGAATGATATATTATTTGTAGTTGTAAATATTCTACCATTATCAGCTACATATATCAGTAAATTATCCCCAGGGGCAACTGCATTTAGTGTTGCATTAGTAATATCTGTGGTAACCCCAGCATTAATCTCTATCCAAGTTATTCCATCACTGCTTCGTAACAATACGGCCCTGTCGACTCCACTTACAGTCCAATTACCCACTGCTAACCAATTTCTATAAATTGGTATGTCAATATATTTTACATCTTTTAATTGTCCTGCATAAGGTAACACAAACACTTCTTCCCAGAAGAACCTGTCTGTACTTAATACGATATTTTCACCTACTGCTACCCATTTATTATCGTTATAATCACTAGCATTTAATAAGTTAGATTCGACTAAAAGTGATGTAAAATCATATGAAGTTGTATCATAAGGCGTAGAGTCGTAAGGTGTATATGTGCCACCTGAAGTAATCCAATTGACACCGTCTGCACTTATAAAAATTGGAGTAGCTGAGTTGGCAGTAGTTATTACATACCAACCTTCAGCAAAGCTAATATTAGTTGTATTTAAGGGACTATTTGCAATTTTGTTAATTGACCATACGTCTCCTAATGTACTTGTTATAGATGCTGAATATTCTGGAGTATTAGAAACTCCTATATATCTTAACCCATCATGCAAGACTGCAACATTATCGATTTCAGTAGGGTAGAAAGGTTGATCCTGTAGTATAGTATCTAATATAAACTCATCAGCAGGAGGGAATGCATTGTCCATGTAGACTGAACCTGGATAAGTTATCCCAGTAACTAATTGAGTCAAATCTCTGCCTGGCATATTAATTGTTGGATTATAGTATCCAATAATACGATCCAACTCATTCAATCTTCTGTCGCCACTGTCTAATAACTCCCACTTACCTAATATGAAGTCGGTATCATTGTTACTTACAATACACTGATATAGTCTATTGTTATAACGAACAATGCTTTGAGTGAAGTAGAATGGTTCTGGTAAGAATACATAATCACCTGACTTAGCCATAGTGAATGATAGACCGGTTGTTGTACCAGTAAAGTTCAATGTGCCACCAGCTATTGTCGTTGATAATGTAACTGTAGTTGCTGATGGTTTTGATTTAATATAATAAGTCTGACCTAATGTCAACTCGCTATATACATCACCGGTGAACACTACAGGATCATTCAATTCAAAGTCAGCAGAACTTGTAACTGTCAATTGGTCGTTAGATGCTGTAACACCTGTTACTGTTGTTGATTTAACACCTGTGTATATTGCACCCAATGTGTTACCATTAACGGGTACTGTCAACAATGGGTTAGCGTAAACTTCTAGCTCAGTTGGGCTGATAACCTTTAAGTAATACTGCTCTGTCAATCCAGGTGGAGTACCTGAAACAATAGTAGATGTTATACCACCAGTAGCATTTATACCACTAACATTGATTACAATATCGTTTATTCCAGTAGTGCCGCCAACATTTGAACCTGCAATAGTAATGTTATTATTATATGCAAAACCTGTACCTGATGTATTAATCACTACAGAGTATCCACCTAAAACATAACTGATAAAGAATGTTGGAACTGCTGTTGGATATTGCGTTAGTGTAGATGATGCTGAGAAATTATTAGTCAATGCTACGACACTACCGCCAGCAGATGTACTAACTGTTATGTATGGATTATCCGCAGTCAATGTCATTAATCCAGTATCACTTGACAAATTAAATGTTGCACCGCCGGGTGTTTCACTTATAGTAAAGCTAGTTGAACTTGCAACAGTCTTTACATAATATGTTACTAATTCAACAACTCCACCAAAGACACCGCCGGTAAATGATATTGGCATGCCTGCATAGAACCCTGTAGTACTTGAACATGTATATTCATCTGTAGTACCTCCAACTGAACTAATAACATTTAATACAATATTACCCATAGACTTGACGTAATAGGTAGTACCGGTAGACAATCCACCAATTGCCGTAGATAATCTGAATGGCATATTAACATACATGCTAGTTGAGCCACCTGATAATGCGTTTAAATACAAATAATTTGAAGTAGCAACAGTTGCAACTGTACTTCTAGTAATCAAATTACTATTCGTACCTGAGTACCCAGAACCACTGTTAGTGAATTCACCTGATGTGTTGTAGAATGTAAATGCTTGCCCTGTAATTTGTCCTGGACTGATTGGTAAACCAACATTACATGTCATTGTTCCAGTAGCATTTGTTAGTTGAACTACTTCTGCTTGACTTGTTAACGTAGCTGATCCTGATGCAGTTGTTAGTGCAATCGCACCACCGTTAATAGTGTTAGACAATGTAACTTTGTTTGTACTGTAATCAATCGATGCAATATAATATAATTGTCCAGCAACGATTCCACCAAACGTTGTTCCAGTAATGATGATAGGAGTATTAAGTGCTAAATCACCAATATCACTTAATACAACGTAATCACCTGAGTTTTCTGTGGCTTCAACTGTTACTATTGTAGGAGTATTAGTCGTTGACATTGTAAACGTTTGGTCATCAATCACTGTGGTTACATAATAATTTTCATTCTCAATGACACCGCCAAATACATTACCTGTAAAGAAGATTGGTAATCCTGTATAGAACCCAGTAGTTCCACATATGCCACTTGGGTTTAACGGAATTGTTACAAAGTTAGTTGTCTTTGCAGTTGCTGTTGCAGTTAATATGCCTGGATATTGAATAGTAACTACTGCTGTATTTGTAACTTCACCTATGATTGCATCTAATCCTGCAGTAGTTGTAGCATTTGATAACGCTAATGCTGGACCTCCAACTGTCGCACTAATACTGAACCGAGTCAGGCTTACTATTTCTTTTACGTAATAAACTGTATTGACTGCTAAATTACCAAATGCGGCGCCTACAAATTTAATTGGCATGCCAACATAGAAGCCAGTAGTAGGTCCTACAAATCCCTCATCCGGTGTTCCACCAATGCTAGGTTCAATAGTTATTAAGTCAGTGCCTGACGCAGTAGATGTAACAATTCTAGTACGTGATGACCATTCTATTACTTCATTATTTCTAATATTTTGAATTTCAAAAGTTGCGCCCTGAGCACTTGCTAAAATAGAATCAATTGGTGGCTGATATCCCCATTGAGGATCAGCAATTTGAATTGACGAACTTGCAATTTGCTCCGTATTTTGGAAAGATCCTGCATAGAAACTGCCATAGAAATTACCCTGAGCCCATTCTGTTACTTGAGAATCATATGTAGTTCTATCGTAACGCAATGTAGTGATATTTTCACGTATTGGTCTTGAGCTAGTTACACAACTTGCTCTAGCACTGATAGCTAAATTATTATTTGTACCAGAACCCGTACTCAAGAATATTACTCTATCATGGTCTTGCAATGCATCAGCATAAGTTGTGTACAATGCAACTACGTATGTAGGTACATTTTCTAATACACCAACGTAGTAATACTGTCCTTCTTTTACTCCGTTTATTGCTGTAGTATCACTTCCTGTATAATAACGAACTAGATCACCAGTTTGTACTAATTGATTTTGTACAGTTATTGTATTATTAACAATATCCACATCAATACTTGCAAAAGTAATAATTGAGCTAGGCTCAATAATTATCTGCGGTAATACGACATATCCGTCACCTGGATCTACTACGTCAACACGCAACAATTGATCCAAATTCATCACTGGTTGTAATATTGCCTCACGTCTTGGCGCAGGATAGATGGTTGTATCAATGTATGCGGTAATTAACGGTGGATTAGCATATCCACGACCACCATCTAATACTAACACTGCAGGTAAATCAATATAGATTTGTTGACCCGGTAAGTGATTAGAAATAGGTGTTTCATTTACACCACGTGTTAATCCATTCAATGTTCCATATGCTCTATCAACACTTGAGTAGGCAATTAATTCAAATGCTTTCTTGCTCAAATCTGTTTCTGGATCAGTAGGATCGTAAACTTTAATTACCCCATTGATTGGGAAACCAAATATGTTATCAACTGCCATTGAATTACTGTTCAATGTCAAATATGATGACAATACTGTTATAGGATATCCATTGACACCAGTAATGCTCACACCGTAATTGTTGAACCAATTAGTGTATGCAGGGTCTTGCCATATAGCATCAGTAGGTACAAATTGATTGTCACCACTTGGATTAGCATATACTAATTCAGGTGTTATGTATTGTTGTAAATTTGTATTGAATTGTGCCGGTAAATCAAAGTCTGTAATATCTCCTGCCCATACATCAACACCGGTATATTTGAATAAGAAATCTTTAACAACTACGTGATAAGGTTTTATTTCATTAATATAACCAGCTAAGAATTCTTGGTTATCACTTTGGAATACTTCTAGTGGAAGCAATTCACGTATCGTGTGTGCGACATCAATAAATGAAGTCTTGTTTAACCATGGTAGATAGTTCTGTGATTCAATTGTCTCACTTATAATATAGTTGAATAATAAAATCAATCCTTGATTTCTAAATGCAAATATTTCGCTAGGTAATTCTTCATTTAAGAATCGTGTGATACTACGTGTTTCTTCACTTGGGTAAGTATCGAAAGGTGTTGTATCAAAGAAATTATCACCAAAGCCTAATCGCGCCGATTCATAATCCCATAGGTCAGTTTTAAATTGAATAGTACCATCTTGTAATCCAATGCGTTCCCATGTATCTAATCCGCTATCATAACGATATGTCTCTTGGAAACCAGCACCGTTCTTATTAACAGTAACAATCAAACCATTTTGTGCATTGATAGTTGCTAGTTGATAATATGACTCTACTAGAACAGCAGATTTTGTATTATCGTTATATCCAGTTGCCCACCAATTTACGGGATCCCAATAGTCTGTTGTTTCATAGAATGGAAGTCCTGTACTTGGATTGATAGGTCCAGTTGTATATAAGAACTTACTAGATTGTGTTTCTGTGAATGGAATCTTTGCTAATTCTTGGTTAGCAAGTGTTAGATAATTCTTTAGTGCACCAAAACGTGAATAGAAGAAGCTTTGACGAGGACGTACTAATACACCACTTTGCACTGGCTTAGGTAAGTATGGGTCAGGAACAATAGCACCTGATTCATCAACACCACTCATGCTGTCTAGCATTCTATCATACAATGATAAAGGAGGTAGACTTGTCAATGCAGGTAATCCAGGTAAGAAATCATCTGGATAATTTGCACGAATTAAACTGTAAATGCTATGTGAATCATCTTCATTTGTTCCAGTTGCAAATCCAATATGCATTACTGTATCAGTATCATTAACGTATTCACTGGTGTTGTACAATCCCATTACATTAGATTGAATAGGTGCAAAGTATGCAATACCTGATGCTTGAGGAGCACTAATATATGACTCACAAATAGTATCGCTTAGTGTTTTACCTATCTGATTAAAGATGATGTTAGTATTTCTTGCCCAGAAGAAGTATACAGGGGTGATTGCACCGGTAGAGTTCAACACATACTCAACTGAGTAGTCTGTTAAGGTTAATGGTGTACCTGGACCTGTGTATTCTGCAGGAACCACATTACTGGTAATCCAACTATATATTGTAACTTGACTTCCTGGAAATACACGACCCCACCATTTACTATTATAAACTACATCATCATACTGATGATAGTTAACAAACTTTGTTGTACTTGTATTAAACCATAACTTACCTAACTGTTTAGTGCCCCAAACGGCAGAGCCAGATATAGTTGTGTTAGGACTATTGTATGATGCAGGGTCTGCGTTAGAAACAATGTCTAAGTTTTCTGCAACTACGCCTAGTATTTTACCTTGTAACGGATCAATGTAATCTAAATTGATTAGTGTATTATTAGTTGATGCACTGTATAATTGTGCATTCGTGATTCCATTAACATTTACTGCTGTTTCAGGCTGACGGAATACTGACCAATCTGCTTGACCAGAAGGATTTGTATAAATTATTACTTGACCGTTTTCGTATCCAGGTCTAAATCCTGGCGTACCAACTACAACAGTATTGTCATTAAAATCTACTGCCGTGCCATAGTATGGTTGAGCACCGTAATTACTGTTTAGTGCGTTTACACTTTGAGCATAGATATACTGGCCAACATTTAATAAATTTTCGTTATAGTTTTCTGCATAGTCAAACATATAAACAGCACCGGCATTTACTAATGTATCTACAAATTGAGTTGTATTGTTGTCAAACAATGTATCATTATTATAATTGTCATCGTCAGATGAATCAAATGTAGTTGCTTCATAACGAGGTGCTACAGGAGCACTAGCTACAAATGAACCATTGTCATTAAATTTGATTACAGTACCAAACTGAGTTCTGGTTGCAGGATGCGGGTCTGTAATCACTTGTGTTAGTGTATATTTTGAAATACCTAACTGATACAATACATTAGCATTTAGTACAACAATATCTAACTTATCGTTAATTGTTGCTAATTCTATGTTAATCAAAGATATAACAAGTTTATTATCTATTGCTGTTGCAGTTATGTTAGTAATGTTTGCTGCCTCTATAGCGGCTGCAACAACTGATGCATTACCTACAGGAATAGCAACAGCATAACCATTCAATAAAATAGTTGTTGGGTTACCAACTTGACAATTGATTGTGCCAGTAATAATACCATAACTGCCGCCACCGTCCGTATAGCGATAGATTGTACCTTCTTTGCTTTCTGAATTAATTTGGAAAGGTGAACCAATTAATAGCTCATTTCCATATGTGTCTAAATCTGCGCTATAACCATACTGTTCACCAATTGTAACAGCACCGGTCGCAGTAAATTGCTGTATCAATACAAAAGTAGAACCACTGACTGTCAATATATCGCCTACATTTAATGATTGATATACATTTAATGTAGATCCAATCACAGCATAATTATTAGTGTCAATTAATGTTCCATTTACAGAGACAAACAATGGTTCAGACTGTGCAACCATTGTCATTGAGCCGGAACCAGTTGTTAATGGTAAAGTTGATCCACCAATTGTTAATGACAATGTTATGGTAGAACCTACAATAGTTTTAATATAGTAAACTCGATCTATCGCTAATCCACCAAACACTGACCCAGTAAATATGACTGGCATGTTAAGGCTCAATCCAGCTACACTGTTTAATGTAATAGCGTTGCTTGTAATATTAGTTCCAGTAAATGTTCTAGTACCGGGAGTAAACGTTAAGTTAAAAAATTGTGGTACAAGTACTTGACTAGTAAATTGCACTTCGAAATTTTGCATTACACGTTCAAATATGTAAGATGTGCCCGTGTTGTTAATAATACCTGTATCTACTCCAGGGGCACCAGCTACTATTGTGTTACCATAATAATTAGTTGCTAATGAGAATGAGAAGTTATCCCCTATCGCTAAACCACCCAGGGTAATAATATTGCTATATTCATACAAGCCCGTAGCTTGAGATTTACGATATACATAGAATGCATTTTGCTCATATGCACTAATGAACAACCAATTTTCATCACCTGAAAATTCTGTTTTAGTTCCCCAGTTTGTTACACCTGTAGGAGCTGAAATTGTTTGCAATACTTGTAGCTCATTGAATGTTGTGTTGATTACTAAGTTATAAACTTTAACTTTTCTATCGGCAAGCAATACGCCTGTTGGTTGACTTATAGCAAACGTTGACCCTGCATATCCAATTGATGCTCCAAACGATACTTTGAATAACCCAGCAGTGCCAGCACCTTGTACCGCAGTACCAGTTCCGGATCCTACTCCAGTTGCAGTAAAGGTTATTCCAACTGTATTAGCAGTTGCTCCAATCAATGTAAAATTAGTTGTACCAACACTAGTAATAGTGTATTCTTTACCTATAACAAATGACCCTGCAACGAATGATCCAGTACCTGTTGCTGTGAATCTAGTTCCTACTATATTTGAAGTAGCACCTAGCGCCACAAAATCAGTGCTACCCAATGATACAATTTGATAATTGTTTCCAATAACAAACGATCCTACTGCAGGCGTAGATGAGAATAAAGTCTGTACTAAGTCGTAACGCTTGAACACAGGGTTGAATGTATATCTATATGCTATACCCAAATCAGCATCACCTACTAAGTAACCTAAATCACTTGTAGTTGCAACTGCGCTACCAAATGTTTCTGAGTTAGTTTTTAATAACTCTAAATCAAGGTTATAGTTAATACTCTTACGGTATACTTCCCAATCACCACTAGTACCAGTATCTACCCATACTTTGTTCTTAACAAACTCAGTGTTTAGTAATGGCAAGTTGATAATATCACTGGGTTGTGTTACTCTTTGTGATTGGAATCGCATTACAATACTATTGGTACTAGTCAATCTTGTTATAGTAGAAACTAATGACAATGCTATAGTAACTCTGTAGTTGTCAACAACTGCCTGTACAATTCTATAACCGTTAACTGCATCGTTAAAATTAATGATTGCAATAGTTTGATATTTTGTTAATCCATGTGGTTGTGCAAATTCTAATGTTACTGTACCATTCAAGTTATTCAACACTTGAATTATGTTACCATTGGCAATGGGAGTGTACACTTGCCATGTACCATTAAAGTCAGCGACCCAAACATATTGACCCACATATAATTGTGATAAAGGTGTCTGTGCAAGATTCAAATCATTGTAGTAATAAGCAAATGTTGTAATATCATTGAAGTTAACATAGCCTGCATCAGGGTATAATTTGTTAGGAGTATTTGCAGGCAATGTTGGTAGTATATTAGGGTTAGTAATAGGTCTTCCATAATTGAATACAGAATATAGTGGTACTTCTTGTTGTACACCATTTGTAAATGTACCTGTTGTCAATCCAACAATTGACGGGTTACCTGTTAATTGATTTTGATTTAATCTAAAATCAATAAAGTTGTTATCTAGTACACCGCCGAACTCACCGGTCTTGATTGCCCAATTTTCATATACATCATAGTCAATACCACCCTGTGGTAAAATAATGCCCTTGAAGTTTTCAGTAGCAATTCTTGTGCCTTTTTCTTTAATCAAATTCTGATAAACGTTAATTTGAGTAATGTCAGTTAAGTCAGCAAGAGCCATATAATCACGTGGGCGATATCCAATCAATGACCAGCTCAACAAATCTGCATCTTTACTTAAGTTAGGAGTGTTTGTATTGTAATACAATGTACTCTCAAAACTACGTGTACTAGGGTTAGGTAACAATCCCTTTTGAACTTCATCGTAGTCTGTTTCTTTCCAGTATCTACCATCGAATGTCATACTTGGTTCTAATACTCTTAATGAGACCCAATACTTGTTTTTATATTTTACAATAGCACCTTTGGTATACTTAGTGATGTTGTTCCACTCTTGTATATTGTCTTGGTTAAGTATGAAGCCTTGAGTATCGATTGTACCATTCCAGTCAGCAGTTTTTGTACCACGTGTAGTGATACGATTCTGACGTAGACCAGTAATCAAATTATAAATCACATCATTAAACAATGTAACGTTGTTGAATACAACACCATGCTCAAAGTTACTAATGTTAAATTGACCATATGCAACTGTATCACCTTGATTCAAGGGTCTAGCAGAAAATAACGTATCATCACGTACAACTGCTAAATCAACTGCTTGAATAGGATACAAGTTTTGGTTTAATACAAAATTTTGACGTTGTAATGTCAATGGTTGAACAACACAACTATCTTTCTGAATCGTAATCAAGTTAGCAGCCGGATTTAAGTTAATTAAACTACCTTGACTCCAACCAGATTGAGTCCAATACAAGTATTCTGCAACCATCTGATTCCAGTTAATATCTAAACCAGATTCAATTTGGTCAAACAATACACCCTGCGTTGCTAAGTAATTACCGTAACTAGCAATGAATTGTGCTAAGTCTTGCTTAGAAACAAACTCAGTGCCGTACGGAACTAGTATTTCGGTATTCTCAAAATAATCTTTAGCAACTTGTACTGATTCACCTTCAACTGTCACTAAGTTATAATTGCCATTAATCTTTGGTTTACTTATTGTGAAGTATGCTTTAGTCTGTGAGTTACCATACACCTTCCATCCACTACCTACATTTTGTACAATGATACCACTGTATATAATTTTGTTGAATGGGATATTGTCATATAACAATACATCCAAACTTTCAGTAGGAATTAACAATGATGCATTATTACTGTTAGGGGAACCCTTCTCAACATAGAAGTTGATAAGAGCTTTATCTGTAAAGCCAGCAACACGGTATATCAAACGTACATCTAGGTTATCTAACAAATCTGTTGTTGTTTGTGTTGAGTCGATGCCAACTTGTTTTTCGTAGTCAACAATCCAGTTAATGTAACTTGTCTTTGCTGTACCACTACCATAAATTTCAACATCTGAAATTATTAAATGGCTTCTATCATTAACTAAGAATTGATTGAATTCTTCATTGTATTTGTAGTTGTCAACATCAACACCCAAGTTGTAGAAATTAGCAGGTTTGGTCAACGCTAATATCTTCATTAAATCAAAAGGCCAAGAACTGCTTCTGCGGTATGCAAATTCAGTAGATGCAACGTCACCGACTTTCCAATCATTACGGAAGCTTCTGCCATCATAGTTACCTACAACAGCAACAAATGGTGATACTAAATTACCTTCACTGTCAACTGGCAATACTTGTAATAACTCTGGTCTGATACATTGTGTCACTACAATTGGGTCACCGTTGTTCCAATTAATACCGGCGGCTAAATCTCCCCACAATACTAAGTTATCACTTGTGTATGGTGCAGGGCCGTAACGTGTTGTCCACCATGTAGGTTGACTTGTAAGTCCAATCATTTCCCAAGGAGCTACATCAGGTTGTGATGTATCATAGAAGTATTGATATATACCTCTCCAATAACCTTGTTGAATCTGAGCATTGTTTATCTTATTACCAGATTGACTATAGTTGTATGAGAATTCGTTTGTAGGGGTATAACCTACTTGCTGTTTATACTCAACACGATTCTGTCCAACCCAATTTAAGAAAAACTGACTGTAGATTGTTAAGAACTCATCGTAAGAATAATCTGTTGTTCTAAAGAATCCAGGAACAACATCATAATCTCTTACAGGAATAATGTTGCTTAATTTTAAATTATTATAGATACGTGTTTCAAACTCAAGTAAAACTTTATCTCTAAAGTCTATTAGATTACCATCGATATAATCACCGTACAACTTTGTATAAGAACCATCATGTCCACGAATAAAATATGTAGGGTTAGTATAATTTTCATCTAACACTACTTCAGGAATAAATGAAGGATACAAACCTAACTTAGTAGGAGTATTTGGAACATAACTTCCATAAGTCTGATAGTACTCATTGACGGTGATAATGTCACCCGGTAACAAATCAGTCTCGACAGTCAATGCTGGACTTGTTGTACTGATATTGTAATCAACTCCACTAACTAATTGAGTAATACTAGTATAACCGTTTACTGTGCGTGTTAGATATACTAATACACCATAATAGTTTGCAGTATCAAAATCATAAATTCTAGTTAATGGATATCTACTTACGTCTAAAGAGTTTGCAAAAGTATATGAATTACTAGCATAAGGTGATTTGCTAGGCAACATATCTGACCAGAAAAACGGAGCAGTATCTACTTTAGATATTGTAATTTGATCCAATGCATCGTCTAGCATTGTTGCTGGACTCATATACACATTGTATTCTGTTTGATTAACTGTATCAACTAGTAAAGTTTTAAATGAGATATATTGATTACTATTGTACTGCAATGAGTCATATAAGTTAACTCCCGGCTTTCTTAAGAAAGTGCCGGGCAATACTAATGACGCACTATTTTGAATAATTCTATTGCCCCATGGTACAAGATTACCTAAGTCACGATAATTATTTGCACCAAATACATTTCCCGTAGTATTTGGATTATTATAGAAAATACTTTGATATTGACCACGAATATCACCTACGTTAGCAGTAGTAATATCTGTATTGAACGGATTGTTCTGTAAATTATTAGGTATCTGGTAGTATGCGGTGCTACTTACTTGGTCACTCAATAGTGTAATTTCAACTACGGTATCAACCGCTGTATTAGGTACGGTGAAGTTAACCACTGTGGTTGTTGGGTTAATCGTATATGTGTAGGTATCTGTATCTTGTAATACGTTGTTTAAATAAACTTGAATGTTAGGCCATACTGTATCTGTGGCAGCGGCAATATCACATGTATAAGAATTAACACCGCTACCTCCTACATAGTTAAATGAGAATATTTGATATTGACGACTTTCAGCAACGGCTGTTTGCCAACCCAATGCTCTAGTGCGTGTATTTAAATCACTATAATTGTGTACATAACCTGTATTAACTTGCTGTGTGATAGGTGTTGATCCACGAACATAATTGAATGTTGCAGAATTTAGTGGTACATCAAAACTTATATCACCTACATTATTAACAGAACTATAGCGTAGTGGGAATCCTAATACAATGTCGTTGATTCCCGATCCAATACCATAACTGAATAGTTTATTACCGTTGAATGATGAACCGGTATATATTTCAGCGTCACCAAAACTTACACCATCTGCATCAAACACATCAAAAAATGGTGCTTGATTTACTGTTGTCTTTTGTTGTGCTTGTTGCCACTGATTTTCTAATACTTCAGGGTTGTTGTTAAAATAATAATAAAAATCTTTACCTTGATTATAATAACCTTTGTACGCAACAGTACCTTCATTTTGTAGCACTAAGCCGTCATCGGCTTCTGTCAATGTTATTACCGGAGTTACTCCAGAAATGTTTGAAAAGCGCACAACATAAATTTTATTTCTAACATCAGGATTATTATCGACTGAGAATATAATTCTAGCACCATCATACAATGCATAGTTATCATTAGAAATATCATTAGCAATCAATGATACATTAGTCACAGATGGTATAGTTGCACTCGGTGACCATCCAATTGTAATAGTTAATAGTGTTGTACCAGTAATTGCAGTGATTTGAGCATTTCTAGGTATTACACCATCAGAGTCGGTGATGAATTGTCCTACTTGAAATGATCCTAGCTCAACATCACTTGCTGGTATTGTTATTGTTGTAGACGTACCTGTAACTCCATTAACTGTAGCACTTGCAGCCGTATAAACTTCTACGTCAGGGTAATACATAGGTTGACCGGCAACTTGAGTAAATGCATCAGTTGTTCTTGCATCAACAAAATCTACAGGTTGTTTACCAACAATGCAGTTGTCAAACAATTTTAAGTTTGGATAAAACTCAATAACTGGGCGCTTTGCTTTGTTATTTTGTGTTGCGTATGTGGTAGCAATACTTGGGTCATTATTGTACGTTGCTGTTGCATTGATAACATCAATGTGGAACCAACGGTTACTACGACTCCATGGATTTCTATCTATACTATTTCTAGCAATAGTAATATAATCTTGTTGCACTGGAATATACAATGTAACATCATAGTTACCAATATCCCATGGTAATATATCCCATGGGTTATATGTGCCTTCAGTAAATGATTCAGGAACAATTAAATCTTGTGTATTAATTAATTCAATTGCAGTACCCACACCTTGTACATAATATTCACCTGTTTTGTAACTAGTAGGAAAAATATCACCGTTGAAAGTAACTTTCAATCCATTAGTGAATACTACACCGTTTGGTGCAGTATAATTTGGTTGACCTAAAATTTCAAGTACATTGATTTGATTAGTAATATTACTATTAATTAATCTAATTAGACCTACTTTGTTTGGTACAGTGCCGTCTTGATAATATAATGTGTCTAATAAGCTACTTAAGTATGGAACTAAGTTAATAACACCTTGAACATTTCGATAGAAGTTACGTGCTTTCCATTGTGTACCAAAATTTGGAGTAATCTTTTCATTAGTAGGGATACCAGATGCAGGTATTAACTTAATGACTGGATTTGTAGGGTCGCCTACATATGTTATTGTATAGAAAGTTGCTGAAACTTCTGTGTAATAGCCACCGCCAAAGTTGTTGTCATTAACACTTGATCCAGGGAATACATAAGGTGCACCACCTACAGGGAACGTTATTAGCTCAGATGCAGTTCCTGTTCCAGAGCCAGATCCTGTTGCAGTAAACACAACACCTACAGTGTTACTTGATGCACCGATTAAAGTAAAATCAGTTGTCCCAAGTGTTACAATAGTATATGTATTTCCTATTACAAAACTGCCGGCTGTAACAATAGCGGTAACTGTTTGTGTTCCTGAACTTGATGTTTCTTCATCCCATGTAGTAGTATCATAATACTGACCAATAAATCCTTGTTCATTGACAACACCAGTATTGTAGAACATAACAGTTAAGCCTTCAAGTGCTGTCACTCCATCAATGTCAACAACATCACTTAATAGTTGTCCTTCAATACTATCAAAAGGTGCAGAAGAAACTACGTCAACACGGGTGTCTCCGGGAAAATTGTATTCGTCTTGTGCGTTTTTATATGGCACAGTAAATTCTACAACACCATTTTCAGCACCATTATTACTAACTCCCAATACATCACGTGTTAGTAAGTTAGGTTGATTTGGGTCATATCCAGTAATACCCGGTTGACCTTGAATCCAGAATGGACTATCTTGATTTACAGTAAACGAGTATGTACCACCGCGTATTAGTGTTAGTGTTGGGTTAGCTGAACCATCAGGGTTTATATTACTAGAAATAATATACGCATTAGGGTCATCAATTACTGTATAATCTTGTGCATTATAAACAATGTCGGTTGCAATTGTTACAGCAGGTGCGCCTTGTGGTAACCAGTAGTATTGGTTAAAGTTGATTAATTTGTCTAAGTCTACAAATGGATCCCAAGAATAGAATTGACTATTGAATAACCTATCGTTATTATTAGTAACACCGCCGTTTAATTTTAATGCATCAATAATACCGGGATAGGTAACAAAGTCAGTGGCAGTGGAAGTATTTGTTTTAGTAAATACAACACCCGGATCTAATTGATAGTCTGTGCGTGTTTTAGTAGGTTCGACTACGTAGTTGTCTTTAGCATTAATACCATAACCAAATCTACTACCAATATAGCCCTGAATACGCATTGTATTTGGCTGATCTACGATTTGGTCTAACGTGGCTCCTAAAAATTGTGCATTAGTAGGTGTTCTGAATACTTCAGGTAAAAAATTTAAAGTTCTAATTCTTGCTGCCATTATAACTCTCTAGTTGTTATATATACTTATCTTATTTGTAATTGTACGGGAGTTAAAGCCGCAATTACAACCACGTCATTTGCTGTTGCACCATTAACAAAAATTTCAAATGGTGCTGATTTAATTTCATACAAATCACCAAATGACATTGTAGGGTCATTAGGTACTAAAACGATTGAGCTTACTAAATCACCTAATTGTGTGTGCAAGTATGCACTCAACTCTGAGAAGTAGAATGTATCACCAAAACTCCAATTGTTAATATTGAAATAACTATTCATTGCAGATAATACAGCACTACGTATTTCGCTACTACTTGCGCTAGTGTTTTGTGCTGGTATAACTTTAACTGTACCGCGCAATTGCTCAGGTGCTTTAGAACCAAACAATGGTAAAAAGCGAACGCTGTTTAATATCACACTGTCAGTTAACATTTTATAATCATCAATGCGACCATATGCTTGTTGCAATTCGTTGATTGTTGGCACTGCTGGTTTAGGTACAGTGTTTGTTGTATCTTGTATCCAATTTTGGTATGCAGTATAATAAGCCTGTGTTACCACATACAAATCAATAATGTTTGTAGTCGCTGGATCAATACGTGTTGTATTGTTACTATTGTGTTTGTACTGGAACTGCAATCCTTGGCGACCGGGTTGCATTGAATACTGAGGTTGTATTGTAACAATATAAAACGGAGTTGTTACCGTAGTATCTTGTACGGTCGTGTAGAACACATTATACAGTCCATTTGAATCAGTTTCATTGTATGCGTAAAACAATTGTCCTAAAGGATATTCATACTTAACAACTTCAATTGCAGATTGATTTGGATATTGGTATGCAACATTAGCTGAATCAATTAATTGATAACGTGATAGGTTAACTGCATCTTGAATCAATTCAAAGAATGAGTATATACCAATGTTAGTTGAGCCCGTAACGTATCCAGTAACTGTTTGGAAAAAGTCAGGGTCAATAATAATTTCAGTGTTGTTAACATCTATACTAGCAACTTCTACTTCAAAGTCGTTAACATATCCGTCACTCTCAACAGTCTGACTAATAACTACAACATCAACTGGTTTAGCTAATGGGTAATTACTATCTGGTTGTGTGTTTGTTGCTAATACTTTAACATTGTCTGCTAAAATTTTACCAGTAACTGGATCATAAACAAGTTTACCTGTTTCGTACCAGAAGCGTGTGTCGGCTACACTACCAAAATAATAGCGCAATGCTCTGTAATAAATTCTATATGTATTGTCTCCGGTACTTTCAAAATTTACAAACCAATTATTGGCATTAAAGTTTTCAACTGACCAGCGATTTTGTGTTACTAATAATGAATTGTTAAACACTAAACTGAAGTCTTGATTCAATTCCATTCTAGTGATACATTCTTGTAATACAAGATTTGGTAATATGTTACTAAATGATGGAATTACTTCAGTAATAATTGCGCCATTAGGTACATAACCATTTAGTGTCACCGGGCCTGTTCCATTGCTGAAGTTACCTTGACCATTGTTATAACCGTCGCCTACAACTGCTAGTGCAGTAGTCCAGAAATATGTCGTATCACTTGGGCTAGCAATACCTGCAACAAGTCTGTTGTTATTATCAAAATAATAACCACTAGGTGCAATAACTTTTATCATTGCACCTTTTGTAATATACTTTACATTTTTAGTAGAGTATGTACCAATTGCAATTGGCACATCTGCTGATCCAGATATGTTATAAAAATAACCAGTAATGCTATTAGCATTAACTGTACTAGTATTCCAATATACTGTACCATCACCAGAAGCAACATTTATAGGATATCGTGTATAATTTTGTAAGTAATATTGTTTTGCTCTATTGCTTGATAGCGCAGATGCCAATGTATCAGTTAAGAACTGAATGATATCGCCGGTATTAGTAATAGTTAATAACAAAAATCCATCTTCGCTATTTTGATACATGCCACCATCATTTGCAAATGAGCTAGTGCTGGAGTATTTTCCGGTAGGGTCAAGTAAGTCTAAGTTTTTAGACACGCCAACAGAACTGCGATTAATAGCCTTGCTTTTAATAATTGAGTTGTATAATGTGTATGGGAAGTTGTTGTAATCTTCGCCATTAACCATTCTGTTTTGTGTATAATATCTTGCAGGAGCACGTAGTTTAATGTCAGCTAGTGATTCTCTAGCCTGTGCTGTTGATATTGTTGATTGAAGTTCTAGTCCTATAGTAAGTGCCTCTGTTCGGCCTGCTCGACTAATATACTGAAACGTTACTTGAATACCTTGCATTTCAGAGGGATCAATAGTATATGTCAATGCATTACCTGCACGTACATATGACCTGAATGTTCCAACCGGTGCTTCAGAAAATACTCCATCACCAAAAGTGTAACTGACTTGGTCATTGAAACGTGAGACAACACTAAAAATTTTCTTGTTGCTTGATTCAGTTTGGAGTTGTGCGTTGGCATATACACTTTCTACTTGATTCCAAAGTGTTCTGCCACCGTTGTCAGTGTTTAATTGATATAACCATGTGTCTGTATTATTGATACCTTGAATGTCAATGTCTACAACTTGGTTACTAATTTGTTGCGCTAAGTTAAAATCGTATGCTTGCAATCCACCTTGTTTAAAGTAGAAGAAAAATCCTGTATTTGGGCTACCATAACCTAATTTGTCATTACGATAAACCATATTGAATCTTCCACTTGGTGCAGGTGGAATCTCATAAACATAATCTTCTCCCAAACTAGTTACAGATACTAATTCAAAGTTCATGCTGATAGTATCAACTACTGAACTAAAAGGAGCGATGGGCAAGCTGTTAGGTGGTATGTTAATGCTATATTCATCAGTCTTAACTCCTAACAAATCAGCACTATTTCCAGGACGTCCAACACGTTGACTATTAATTAACGTAGCGTTTACTACTGTGTTAAATTGTTCTAACCAATTGACATTCGCAGGGTCATTCCAAAGAATAATTTGGTTACTTAAGTTGAAACCATTCATGTCAGTTATATTCTCAGTGGTGCGAATGCTTGTTACTTTAATATAACCTTGACCAGCGTTATTGCGCTTTGGATTATAGCTTACTAGGTTAGCTAATTTGATAACACTATCACGGCGTTCGGCAGTATCAATGAAGTTTTCACGGGTGTTTAAGTCATTACGGAATGCTAAACCCTGTCCCATAAACGCCATAACGTCCATGAGGGCAATAAATTCTGAACTGTCAATGTAGTCATTGAATGTTTCAGGATAGTATGCACGTAGATAATCGATGAAACTCTTACGCAGGGTTTCATAATCATAACTTCTGAAGTCGGCTTCACGGAACGTTTGGTAGATTGCTTGCCAATCGTTAACGCCGAATAATGCTGATTGTCTTGAACTTGTGGCCATAGTTGTTCTCTTTTAAGTATTTATCTTAAATGAAAACCATGGTTTTTTAGGTTGCAAGAGTGGCTTGATTTGTAATGTTGTTAAAGAATACATTGACAATAGAAGCATCGTTGAAGGGCTGTATAGCAACTTCTACTTCTAAAAGTATTCCGTTTTGTTGAACAAATGATTTTACAGAGTTTAATAATAGCCTAGGATCTGAACTAGCAACACGTTGGATTTCAGTTTGAATTCTAAACTGAGTATCAGCATCATTTGGTTCAAAAATATAGCTCCAGATATCAGTTCCATAGCCAGGTTGACCCACTTTTTCACCTTTATTGATGTTAAGTGCGTTGATAAAGTCTCTTAGTACCAGTGGACCGTCGACCATTCTGAATTTTTTACCCGGGATAATAGGATATACCATGCTACCCGTACCACCGGAACTACCAGCCGGTGCATTAGTAGTTCTGGGTCTATTAGCATTGATTGTTGAAAAACCTATATATGTTGACATATCTTATCCTATATGGTATTTATGCAGTTGCAGAATTAATAAATGTGTACTTTTCATCGATAATATCATACCCTCTTTTCCTGATAGCTTTCAAATCTTCTGCTAGACTTTTTGCTGTTGCTAAAGTACTTTCAATTGCCGGATCGCCTGCAGGTAAGTTATTTTTTGCCTCCACGTGAGCCTCTACAGCCGTGTCAACTTCTGCACACTTTGCTTTTGCTTCAACAAGAATAGCCGCAATTCTAGTATCAAACTCTTTGATTTTTTCTTGTTTTTCTATAAGTTTTTGAGCCGCAGAAGTACCCGCAGTTTCCCCAGTTGATGCAGGATTACCTGTATAGTTTGGTACAGGAATCTTTGAACTACCAAACACCGCGCCAATTTGTGCTGTGATATTTGTTCTGTCTACAGTGTTGGTACTAATTACAGGTAGCTTGATTGGTAATGCGCCACCTGAATTCAATGAACTTATTGCAGAATTCAACTGTGCCGCGGCACCAGCGGGCAATCCGGCAGAGGCCAATGCTTGTAACGAAGCACCAGGATTCTTAAGTGATGTTAGTAATCCAGAGGCTAAATTACCTAATGCGGCACCTGATCCCAATGCCGCTGTAACCTGTCCTAAAGCCGCTGTTATTCCGGCAGTACCCGGTATCGTATTCAGTGCACCTTTTGCATTATTCACAACAGAAGCTACAGCTTTCTGTGCTCCCGGTAAGTTACCTAAACCAGTAGACACTGATGCCGGTAATAGTGAATTTGCACCATTTGTTAATCCTGCTTGTACTGCATTTGCGGCTGTTGTTACGGCTGCTCCTGCGCTATTTACTAAATTATTAACACTAGAGGTTGCACCATTTATAGCAGAAGATGCCGCACCCGATGCAATAGAGGCTGCATTTGCACCTGAAACATTGAATGCATTGGCTGCTTGTGTAACACTTGCTTGCAATTCTGTACCAGCATTTTGTGCGGCTGCTGTAGCTTGGTCTGCGATCTGTTTAAGATTTTGTGGTACACCTGCTGTTAATGTAGGAAAAGAATTTTTAATTGCGGCAAATGCAGATCCTGCAATACCTTTAGCAGAATTCAATAAACTCTCTGCACCACCAGTTAGATTCTTTGCTAATCCGTTTAATGATCCTGCAATAGAGCTTAATCCACCTGTAACAGTACTAGCTAAGTTACCTGCAAAGTTACCTGCTCCTAATAAGCTAGATGCATTACCTAATAGTTTGTTTGCGGCTCCACCTAAGTTTGCAATTGGTCCTGTAATTGACTGACCCAATGTGCCGGCTGCTGATTTAATTGCATTAACTGCGGCTGTAGGTCCTGCTAATGCTGCCGCTGTAACAGCGCCTGCAAGTTGTCCTGCACTTTCTTTACCAGTAAATAATCCTGATTGTGTTAATTGTGTCTGTGCTTGTTGGAAGTTAGCAACCTGCGCGGCTACTTGAGCAGTTGGATTATTCAAATAGTTTGTTAAGTTTTCAGCTCCGGGCTTACCAGCAAACAAATTAGAAGTTAGTGCTTGTTGTACTGTCTTACCACCTTGAACTAAGTTAGAGACAAGTACACCCGCGCCTGCTTTAAGTACACCAGCCGCTTCAAGTTGTTGAGGTGATTGAGCCATTTTACCAATTGCGGCTATATTCTGCACAGCACCATTAATTGTTGATGTTACTACCCCTGCACCATTCTTAATTGCGGCTGCAACATTGGGAACAGATTGTGCAATTGTTGCAACTTGTCCTACCATAGCAGTTGTTGTATTCTTGTCTAGTGCTCCGCTTATCGCTCCTGTTACAGGAACAGTTGATGCTACACTAGCACTGACTGGGGCTGTTGGAGTAGTTGTTGTATTGTTTGCCGCTTGCACTGCCGGAGACGGATTGCTTGGGAAGTTAGCATCTGCATCATTGTTAATCTTAACATCAACACCTTGATTTGCGGCTGCCCAAGGTGCATGAGAGGGTGCTCTACTAGTAATACTTAATAATGCCGCAGGCGCTGCCGCCCAACCCTTTTGTGAATCATACAATGTATCAGTATGTGCATTTGTTGGTATTGGTTTAACATCTTCTGGTATTGTTGATGCTTCACCTGTGTTTAAGTTTATTTTCTTACCATTGATGAATGTATTATTTGTGCTAGCAAAACTTGCTTCACCTGATGATTTTAAACTCATTGCACCAGTTGATTTCAATGTTGTTTTACCATTAACGCTAGTAGCATAATCAGTTCCAACTTTGATATTAGTTTTCTTATCGCTGTTAGTTGTAATGTTTTCAGCATAGATGTTTAAATCTTTCTTGGCATGCATGTTGATATTGTTATCAGCATGTAGATTCAAATCACCTTGTGTTCTAATATTAACTGAGTTAGTAGCGTACATGTCAATTGTACCTTCTTTACCTAACTCTACCCAACTTTGCCCGTTAGCATGAATGATGTGCAAACACTGACCATCATCACTCATTAATATTTGATGTCCTAAACTAGTACGCAATCTAATTAGTTGGTCACGACCAATTAAGTCACCATCATCCATTACAATAGAATGGCCTGCTCTACGTGCCACTACTCTTAACCCTGTTTGCTGACTACCTTGATTTGCCGCATCTGCTACAGTCTCATCTGTAAATCCACCTTCATAGATAGGACGTCCGGGACTACTTACACCCCAACCAACTCTACTTGGTGTTTCACGCTGTGCTGATGTGCCTATCGTACCTCGAATTGTGTCTCTGATTAAACCTTGTTGATTTAATACACCAGCAAGATAACTATGTACTGGCTTTGGCTGATTAAAGAATGTAGGTGATTCGTTGATTGCTTCATTATTCTTATTAATGTTTGCTACCGGAAGCTTTGTTGCGCCACCATAACTACTACCTTCATTTGCATTAACAACTACTGTTTCAGCAGAACCCATAGCAGGAACTGTGTACAATGCTTCTGGTTCAGGTACGCACCCAATCCAATAACCATATTCAGGGTCACCGTTAATGAATAAACAAATCACAGTTGTATCAATGTCTGGCTGTGCAAACCACATACCATATGCACTTTGATTCTGTAAGTATGTTCCATAGCCTTCTTTAGGGGCGTCACCTTGAGTCAACCCATAAAAAGGTGTCATGTAGTTAACTGTTATCCATGAGTCGGCATCGTTAGGATCTTGTCCTCCCATTTCAGCAATATACACACGTAATCTACCAGAACGAATAGGATCGATGTTATCTTTAACTACACCAAATACTGGTACCGAGCGTAGTACTGCACCGCCTGCATCTGGTTTTGATGCACTTGTTGCTCCTCTGGGTTTGAATACATTATGTGCCATATTTTATTCTCTTGTTATACACCACCAAGTGCATTGTTATAAGTTGTTGTAATAACTTCACCTGTACGTATATCTGTAGGTGTTGTATTATTTGTGTTAGAAGTTTCTCTACCACCCTCTTCTCCGTTGTTAGCAATACCCGCTTGCGTACTTCCACCGGGTTCTAATTCACCTGATGCAACCGCAGTATTAACTGGATCTCCTGTAGGTACTAACTGATTAACAGGAGCTGATGTAGTTGAAAGTTTTGCATCTGTGTCAGCATTTCTTTGTACTGCGGCATCCACCCCAGTCACATCGTCTTGTGCCAACCCAGTATTTGCTGAAGCACTATTACTATTGCTACCCGGAGTAGGTGTGTTACCGGCTTGAGAGTTAGGAGTACGAACATCTCCCTGTGCAACCTGATTAGTAGTGTTAGAGC